GTAAAGAACCTCAAGAGAAGAAAGAGAGAGTATTTAAAGGATTCGCAGAAGGAAGGTCAAAATAATGTATAAGCAAAGTTTATTTAAAATAGTAGAACCCATAAAAAGAACCACTATCACTAGAATGAATAGAGGTAAAAAGTGGAAATATGGCTACAATAAAGAACATGATATAATTGTGTTGTCTAAAAATGGTCTTATAGGTGAAATTATAGAAATACAAAACTTAGTAATAGCGCTACCAAAAGCTCCTAAGGAAATATACAAACATCAAAACAATAAATGGGTTAAACAAGAATATCCAAAAGAGTTAACTAGAATAAAAAATATATTTGATTGGAGAACATATCCAGATGAAGCTAAAGATCAGTGGTATGATTATATAGATGAAGAGTTTAAAAGAAGAGATGAAGGTTTTTGGTTTATAAATAAAGGTAAACCAGTTTGGATAACCGGTACACATTATATGTATCTCCAGTGGAGTAAGATTGATGTGGGTGCCCCAGATTACAGAGAAGCTAATAGACTGTTTTATATATTTTGGGAAGCGTGTAAAGCTGATAAAAGATGCTATGGTATGTGTTATCTGAAGAACAGACGTTCTGGATTTTCTTTTATGTCATCTGCAGAAACAGTTAATTTAGCTACTTTAGCAAGTGATAGTAGATATGGGATACTTTCTAAAACTGGTTCAGATGCTAAAAAAATGTTTACAGACAAAGTAGTTCCAATATCATTAAATTATCCATTTTTCTTTAAACCGATTCAAGACGGTATGGATCGACCTAAATCAGAATTAGCATATAGAGTACCAGCGAGTAAGTTTACTCGAAAGAAAATAACTAATAACGAACAGCTTGAAGATATACAGGGATTAGATACAACTATTGATTGGAAGAATACTGGAGATAATAGTTATGATGGTGAAAAACTAAATTTATTAGTACATGATGAGAGCGGTAAGTGGGAGAGGCCAGATAATATACTAAATAATTGGAGGGTTACAAAAACATGTTTGAGATTAGGTAGTAGGATAGTTGGTAAGTGTATGATGGGTTCAACAAGCAATTCGTTAGATAAGGGAGGTGATAACTTTAAAAAATTATACAATGATTCAGATGTCACCAAGAGAAACCGTAATGGACAAACAAAGTCTGGTTTATATTCTTTGTTTATCCCAATGGAATGGAACTACGAGGGATTTATTGATGAGTACGGATTTCCAGTATTCAATAATCCTGACGATGATGTCTTCGGACCGGACGGTGAATTAATAGATTATGGTATAATAGAACACTGGGAGAATGAGGCTGATGGACTAAAAGATGATCAAGACGGTTTAAATGAGTTTTATAGACAATTCCCCAAAACAGAAGAACACGCATTTAGAGATGAGACTAAAAACTCTATATTCAATCTAGTTAAAATATATGAACAAGTAGATTATAATGACGGTATAGGCACTATGTCTAATATATCTACAGGAAATTTTCAATGGATAAACGGGGCAAAAGACACTAGAGTAATATTTTATCCAGATCCAAAAGGTAGATTTAAAGTAAGTTGGACACCACCAGCTCATTTACAAAATAAAATAGTAATAAAAAACGGATCAAAATATCCCGGTAATGAACACATGGGTGCTTTTGGTTGTGATTCTTACGATATATCAGGGACGGTAGATGGTAGAGGTTCTAATGGAGCTTTACATGGGTTAACAAAGTTTAGCATGGAAGACGCCCCACCAAATCACTTTTTCTTAGAGTATGTAGCTAGACCAGCAACTGCTGAGATATTTTTTGAAGATGTTTTAATGGCATTAGTTTTTTATGGAATGCCATTATTGGCAGAAAATAATAAACCTAGACTATTATATTATTTAAGAAGAAGAGGGTACAGAGGATTTAGCATGAACAGGCCGGATAAAATATGGAATAAATTATCGGTAGCTGAAAAGGAAGTAGGTGGAATACCAAACTCTTCAGAAGACATAAAACAAGCGCACGCAGCAGCGATCGAGATGTATATACAGCAACATGTAGGAAATTTAGGAGATGGAAATTATGGTAATATATATTTCAATAGAACATTAAACGATTGGGCTAGATTTGATATAACAAAAAGAACTAAATTTGATGCTGCAATAAGTTCTGGACTAGCTATAATGGCTTGCAATAGACACTTATATAGACCTAATCCAAGTATAGAAAAACCAAAATTAAACATAAGTATTGCTAAATATAGAAACGACGGTAATACTTCTAAAATAATTAAATAGCGAGTATGATAAATTCAGGTATATCAAGGGGATTCCCAAGCCAGGTTGTTAGTGATCTTGAAAAGATGACTGGTGAATATGGTTTGCAGGTTGGTAAAGCTATAACGCGAGAGTGGTTTGATAAAAACAATTATAGAAGTAAATATTTAAACGCTTCTAATAATTTTCATAATCTAAGATTGTACGCTAGAGGCGAACAGTCAATCCAAAAGTATAAGGACGAGTTATCTATAAATGGTGATTTGTCCTATCTTAATTTAGACTGGAAACCAGTTCCAATAATACCTAAATTTGTAGATATAGTTGTAAACGGTATTGCGGAAAGAATGTATGATATCAAAGCCTACTCTCAAGACCCACACGGTGTAAGTAAAAGAACAGAGTATATGGAATCCCTTTTAGGTGATTTACAAACTAAGGATTTAAATTCGCTTGTGGAAGAAACTTTAGGTATTACTGTTAATGATAATGATAAATCTGAAATACCAGGATCTGAGCAAGAACTAGAGCTCCACATGCAGTTAACTTATAAACAAGCTGTAGAAATAGCAGAAGAGCAGGCTATAAACACTTTATTAGATGCTAATAGATATGAATTAATAAAAAAACAATTTTATTATGATTTAACCGTATTAGGTATTGGGGCTGTTAAAACAAGTTTTAACACATCAGAAGGAGTAACTATAGATTACGTTGATCCAGCAAATTTAGTTTACTCATACACTACTTCACCTTACTTTGAAGACATTTATTACGTTGGAGAAGTTAAAGAAATACCAATAAATGAACTAGTGAGACAGTTTCCAGATTTAACTGAGGAAAATTTAGAAGAAATAGTAGCGTTTAATAGTACACACACGCAATCGGCAAGTAGTACGTTTCAAGCTATGGATGATGAAGATTCAAATAAAGTTAAAATATTATATTTCAATTATAAAACTTATATGAACGAAGTTTATAAAATGAAAGAAACAAAATCTGGTGGAGATAAAGCTATAGAAAAAGATGATACTTTCAACCCACCTGAAGATAAAGAAGGTGGATATGGAGCATTAAAAAGATGTATAGAGGTTTTGTTTGAAGGAGCGATGGTTTTAGGTAGCGATAAGATACTTAAATGGGAAATGGCTCAAAATATGATGAGACCAAAAAGTGATGTTACTAAAGTTAAGATGAACTATGCTATTTGTGCTCCTAGAATGTATAGTGGTAGAATAGAAAGTTTAGTTAGTAGAATTACTGGTTTTGCAGATATGATTCAATTAACACACTTAAAGCTACAACAAGTAATGTCTAGAATGACACCAGATGGTATATATTTAGATGCGGATGGTTTAGCTGAAATAGATTTAGGTAATGGAACAAATTACAATCCACAAGAGGCGTTAAATATGTTTTTCCAAACAGGTAGTATTATAGGTAGAAGTTTTACCTCTGATGGTGATCAAAATCCTGGTAAAATGCCAATACAGGAAATACAATCTGGTAATGGTGGTGCTAAAATGCAAAGTTTAATACAAACATATAATTATTATCTACAGATGATAAGAGATACCACCGGGCTAAATGAAGCTAGAGATGGCGCTATGCCTGATAAGTACTCTTTAGTTGGTGTACAAAAATTAGCAGCGGCTAACTCTAATACAGCAACAAGACACATACTTCAAGCAGGATTATTTATAACATCGGAAGTTGCTGAGTGTTTATCTCTTAGAATATCAGATATTATAGAGTATTCACCAACAAAAGATGCTTTTGTACAACAGATTGGTGCTCATAATGTAGCAACGTTAAAAGAGATGACTGAACTACATTTATACGATTTTGGTATATTTATAGAGTTGGCACCAGATGAGGAGGAAAAACAGTTGTTAGAAAACAATATACAAGCAGCTATAGCACAACAAGGAATAGATTTAGAAGATGCTATTGATGTTAGAGAAATAAAAAATGTTAAACTAGCTAATCAAGTTTTAAAGTTGCGTAGAAAGAAAAAGCTTAAGAGAGATCAAGAGATGCAACAAGAAAATATTATGGTTCAAAACCAAGCTAATATCCAATCTCAACAAGCTGCAGCTCAAATGGAGATACAAAAGAAACAATCTGAATCTCAATCAATGCAACAACTAGAGCAGATTAAGGCTCAATATGAATCTGAAAGAATGATGCAAGAAACAGAACTTAAAAAACAATTAATGGATCATGAGTTTGAAATTCAAATTAGATTAGCTAAGTTACAAGCTGACGCTTTAAAGGATAAAGAAACTTTTAAAGAAGATAGAAAAGACGAAAGAACAAAAATACAAGCGACTCAACAATCTGAGTTAATTGAACAAAGGAAAAAAGAAACACCTCCAAAAAATTTTCAACAAGAAGAATTAAGTGAAATAGCTACAATGGGAGTGCCTGGTCAAGGTATGGGAGGTTTATTAGGATTATAACAAATTATTAACTATTATTATATTATATTATGGCAAAAAAGAAAAAAGAAGATACAGCTATAGAAGCTGTTGAACAACCAAAAGTAGACAATACCGTCGATAAGCTTAAGGTCAAAAAACCTAAGAAAAAGAAATTTGAACAAGTAGATGATACTGTTAAATTAGATTTATCAAAACCAGTTGAAAAAACTGAAGAAGAGGTAACAAAAGTAGATCTTTCACAACCTAAAAAAGAAGTTATAGACGTAAACAAAGAAGAGGTTGTAGAGGAAAAGGTTGAAGATACTACGGTTACAGAAGAAGTTTTAGAAGAAGTAAATCAGGAAGAGATAAAGATAGAACAACCTATACAACCTGAACTACCTGAAAGCGTTGATAAGTTGGTACAATTCATGCAAGAAACCGGTGGTGACTTGAATGATTATGTAAATTTAAATAAAGATTACGAAGCTTATGGTGATGATGATTTACTTAGGTTATATTATAAAGACACAAAACCTCATTTAGATAAAGATGAGATTGACTTTTTAGTTCAAGATGATTTTGATTGGAATGAAAAAATTGATAACGAGAAGGACGTAAAAAGGAAAAAATTAGCTTTAAAGGAGCAAGTTGCTCAAGCAAAGCAACACTTGGAAAGTGTAAAATCCAAATACTATGAAGATATTAAAGTGGGAACTAAGCTTAGTAAAGAGCAAGGTGAAGCTTTAAAATTCTTCAAAGAGTCGCAAGAAATGCAAAAAGTTAGTAAGCAGGCAAAAGAAACTTTTGTAGAAAAAACAAATGAAGTTTTCAACAATGATTTCAAAGGTTTTGAATACAATGTTGGGGATAAAGTTTTTAGATATAGAGTTAATGATGCTGAGAATGTTAAAAACACACAGAGTGATATTAATAATTTTGTCAAGAAGTTCTTGGACAAGAAAAACCAGATGGAAAACGCGTCTGGCTATCACAAAGGGTTATTTACTGCTATGAATTCTGATGCAATTGCAAAACATTTTTATGAACAAGGAAAGGCAGATGCTTTAAAAGAAAGTATTGCTAAATCCAAAAACATCAGTATGGATCCTAGACAGTCACATGGTCAAGATGTTCAGTCAAGTGGTGTTAAAATGAGAGTGTTAGGTAATAATTCTAGTGGAACGGCTCAATTCAAATTTAAGAAAAGAAAATAAATTATTAATTAAAACAATTTAAAAAAATGGCAATTACAAGTGCAAGTGGACCGGATGCGGCTCCACGTAAACAAGCGTTGCAATCTAACTATGTAGACTTTTTGACAAGTGCTACTGAAGGATGGGCGCAACAATATTTACCAGATCT